GGTTGTATCGTGTTTTCATTGCAAAGAATAGACAAACTGGTATAATGCATTTATTTAAAATAACTAACTATCTTGTCTTTATATCAAAAAAAACGTTTAAATTCCACGGTGGTATCTTTGTGATAATAGGCAGGATTTGCCAAGGGAACCGCGAGTGTTGAAATGTCTCGTTTGTATTGGATATAACTGAGAATTTCACCATAGATACGAGGCACACAGTAAGAGATGACGCGAGAGTTTAGGGATTCTATCTGTTGAGTCAGTCGGTCTGGTTGATTTAGACTATATTGTAGAAAGGTGCCTCTCATGATGACCATCAGTTGGTCTCGGTCTTGATTATCAATCACATGTTTGTTGTCAGACATTTTATAAACGCCTGCTTTGATTGCATTTTCTATAATCTGAACATTTTTAGAAGAAAAAAACAAGGTAGATAGCTCATTGTTTTGAAGTGTATGCTTTAGGGCATTCATATAGTTTGTTTTTGAATTAGGAAGAACCTTATCCTTTAAAAATAAGGGAGTTCCTCCTGTATAAGAAAGTAAATCCACCCGTCCGTTAGATTCCATTGAACTATATAATATTTTATTTTTCCATTATAACATGGGATTTTATAAAAGTTTTTTGTTTGGAAATGCAATTATGTTGATTATACTGTTGGCGGTCATGGCTGTACTACTCTCTAACAAAGCGAAATCCCAAACCTATCCACCCGAAATATCCAAGTGTCCGGATTTTTATAGTCAAGACCCCCAAGGTACTTGTTTGATGACACAATCCGTATATAGTTCCAAAAATGCTACATGCACTACGATGTATCCAAATACCATGAGCAAACTAGACAAAAAACTATGGGCCTCTAACTGCGGAGTTTCTTGGGATGGAATAACAAATAGTTCAATTATTTAAATATAATTCAGCGTACTAAGTAATGACAGCCCAACAATTAAAGTTTGCATTAAAGCAAAGTAAACCTATATATTTATATGGAAAATCAGGAACGGGTAAAACCACATTGCTCAAAGAGTTAGAACAAGCCGTCTTTGTCTCAATACAAGATATTCAGGAATTTGAAGACCTCTATAAATTTATTCAACCTACGATTGTAGATATTTTTCATCATTCGCCCAAAAAAAGAATTTGCATCATAGACAACATTGATTTCTTACATACCCACGAAAAGAAAATGATGACGCAGTTTTTAAAGCAATTTAAATTAGAAGAAAAGAATAAAAAGAAAAGGTCTTTTTCTCTTATCATTTGCGGTACAAATTCATATGACAAGAAAATAAAGGAACTTATGAAATATTGTGTCTGTATACAGACTGCAACTGTCTCGGATATTTCTTTTAATCAATATGAAAAAAGTATACAAACCAACATCATGCAAATTATGACAAAGTCTTTCAAAGAAGACTTTATGATTGAAAACGAAAAGGCAACCCAAGCTCTTCTGTTTCATGAAAATTTGATTGATGTCATCCAACCTGAAAAATACCCCTTTTACAATCAAATCCTGAAAAATTTATGTATAGGAGATTATTTTGACAGAATCAGTTTTCAGAAACAACTCTGGATATTTAATGAAATGACGTATTACATTAAGTTATTGCATAATTACTATCTTTATCAAGAATCAGACATTACCCCCAAAAGGGTTACCGAATATAGATTTACCAAAGTACTTACGAAATACAGTAACGAATACAACAACAATACATTTATCATTGGACTTTGTCATAAGCTAAACTGTTCAAAAAAAGATTTGTACTATAAATTGATTCGTAAACAGACAGAGGACCTTACTCAGAACGAGTTGAATCGCGTGCTTTTATATTTTCAATTAAAAGTTTGATGTATTCATTTTTTTGAGCCAGTTCTCGTTGAAGAGTTAAATTTTCTTCGGTTTTCATACGCAACGCAATAAGCATTTCATGTACATTAAAGGGTCTGTTCTCACGTGGAGGATTGTCTCGTCGTGCAATTTCTTCTAGTACATCTGGTTTGTATTTCAACTGCCCTTGTTCGTATCCTTCTAACAAAGGGTCCAAATCCTTGGTGTAAAATTGTCGTATCTCTTTCAATTTAATAAACTGTTTGACTTTAATAGAAGAGTCCTTACAGTATGGACTACTCGTGTTTATCAACCGCTTCTTGTCAAAGGTATTTTGATTGTGAGAGAATACCAGAATCGTTTTCATAGGGTCTAATTGAACAAAAGGTATCGTATAGTTCTTCAAAAAGTGTTTCTCCTCACCTATGACGGCGTGGTCTTCGTAGGAAGTTTGCTTCAACAAAGCCCTTTTGAAGGCAAACGTTCCAGCCGTAGAATGGTTCGGACCATAGGGACCAAATTTATACATTTTTTGAAGACCATTGAACCAAATAAACAGCTCACTTGAACCTGCACAAAGGGCGCTAGAAGAAGTCAGTTTGGATACTGCATGAGACACGCGTTGCGGCGGATAATAGTCGTCATCATCTATATACACGACAATGTCGTCATCGTTTTGAAAGGTACATTGCTGATGCATAAAATTTCTCTTTTTTCCAAGAGGCATTTTATCCACGGAAATATACTTCACAAAAGGTAAATGACTGACCAAATCTCCTATTTTATCGGTTCCATCATCTACAATAATCCATTCTAGTTTGTCCATAGGATAGTCTTGATTTAAAATATTGGAGATTGCACCTTTAAAAAAAGGTCTGCGATTAAAGGTAGGAGTACATAAACTTACCCTAGGAAAGTGAGCCATTCTTTATACCTCCTCCTAAATGTTTAACTACTTTTTAAAAATAACATAGATACCCACAAGAATGATGATGAAAAAGGTCATGATTGAATAGGTTTTTCCTAGGGTTCTGCGTACGTGCAATAAAAACAACAACAACCCCACCATCACGACAGACGCAGTCGTATTCTTCAACATATCGGTCACCTCAGGACGTTTGATTAGCTGGAAAAAAGAAAAGAATAAGAAAAATCCAATATAACAACCATAACATAAACCAAACATGATAGGAAGTGTAATCCCCAAAAAGGAAAACAAGGTGCGTACACTAAAATCTTTCACATACATTTTTTCTATCAGGTCAAAAGGATTCATCTTCGTGACCGCTAGTTTTTTAATCAAATAAATGTACTGTGTCAAAGAAAAGAAAAAGGTAAAAAAGGAGAGGAACAACATGGTACCATTGAGCGGAAACAAACACGATTTTCCTAATACATATGCACTGGTGATTAAGGTAACAATCACTAGGAGTGTAGACAAAGGTATGATGAGCGTTATACAACAGGATATAATAGACACCACCAAGTTGATGAGTTGATTGGTTAAAATCGCTTTTGGTTCTGTTTCGTCTTTGAGATGAATATTCAATTTTTTTCGTACTTTCTCGTTCATCGTTCCGACCGTCAAAAACATATAATAGAGAAGAGCCGCAAATCCAACCATGGTGATTTTTGGACTCAGCATACCAATCACTTTATTGGAGATAAAGGCACATCCAGCATGAATAAATTCAAGTGTAGTGGAACAATATAAATAACTATAAAAAACAAGAATATACACAAAATACGTGAAGTAATCCATCGTACACAATTCCGTTTTGTTACATTTGTCTATAATGGCTGCACTAAATTTCTGAACTCCACTATCGTCTTTCTTCAACAAAGCTGGATAGATAACATTCAAAATACCCTTTTTTTCTTCCGAAAGTTTATCTAACATTTCAAAATAGTCTGCTTGTTTTGCTCTACTCTTTTCTATATCGTCTCTCGTATAAGGCTTACAGAGCATGTCATCTGCTGGTTTTAAGAAATTATAATACGATTCCTCTCCCTCGTTTTTTCTGGGTCTGTAATAAACAAAAGGGTAACAATCTACGTTGGTTGGATACAACAAATCGCTGGGAATTTTCAACCAACAACTAATCGCCACAAACAATGCCCAAAAAATAAGAACAACCAACATATCCATCGCCAACTTGTATAAAATAATGAAGATAGCATAAAAAGGACTCTCTTTGATTAACTTTAACTTTGATAATTTCTCTACCAAAGCAGATTCCAACAAAGCACTATTGTCTATAAATGTATTCACATTCAGTTCAACCGCTTTTGTTGTATTCAGTGCAGCGTCTAAGGTAGAGGTCGCAAATTCCTCTTTGGGTGGAGTGATGTCTATGGTACCACTTTTTACATTCTTTGTCATTTTTCCTGTATTGGTCAATCCATCTATCCTGGAAAAAGTATAGACACTTTTACTAGGTGTGGTAAATGTAGTTCCATTAGAATTCATAAGGGTTTTCGCTGGAAAAATAAACTGAAATGGAAATTTATTTTCATCTTTTATCGTTGCATCAAACCTTTTTGTAGGGTTCTCGGTATAAATCGTATCCTTACTTGCCTTAACAATCACGGTGGTGCCGTCTGTACCTACAATCGTGATATCTTTTTGGATGGTTGCCCCATCTGAGGGCAATGTACCCGTCATAAATCGGGGGAGATTAAACCTAACCGTAGACATAATATATAGTATTATTTTATAATGAGCATTTCTCTCCTCTTTTTTTTATTCCTCGTAGTAATATCCTTTTCTTTTTACAGGATAGAAGGATTTGAATTTTATTCAAGTGAATATAAAGCAGACCTGTTTGATTCTACACAATATCCATGTGTAGGCTCACCTTGCATAAAGCAAAGAGGCCTGTCCACTAATAAACCTTAATAAATTGTATCTCTCTTCTGTTAAATAAAAGTCATAATTGTAAATATACATCTCATCTTGTGTCGTACCAATGATTCTTCCTTCTGTATCACATAGTACACGAAAACTGGCTGCTGGGTCTAAAGCAGGTACAATCGTAGAGACATCTAGTTCAATGGTTTTAAATTTACTTAAATTAATAGCACCAGAAGGTTGCAACTCAAAAGGACTTGTATTCAAAGAAAAACTATAACAATATAACCCATCATTTGACATTCCATTAGAGTTTTTGTATTTTTCCATTAAACTATAGACCCCTGGACTAAAGTCAAACTCTCTGTATTTTCCATCAAATAATATAGAAAGAGATACCAAGATTTGTTTTATGTTTTTTGTGGACAAGGGTGGAGTGATATAATAACTGGTAGACCGGGTGGTGACCACATCGGTCGGGTTGGTAGTCGGGACAAAATTTTGACCAGGACCAATCAGTACATTGTCTACACTATACGAACTTGTAGCAGGTGAAGCTGTAATACCATCGGGCAATACATTATCATAATCCCAATTGGTGTAATTAGACCATTCATTTCTTTTATACATATCGTTTCGTCGGAAATTCCACATCCACAAGGCCACCATGGCGCTTGTCTCTACACGTATACGTTTATTGCCTGTAATGTTTGTATGTACGCTTTCATGAATGTCTTTAATCAAATAACGCTGTTCATTTGCAGCAAACGTTCGGGCTTCTTCGTCTGTTAAAAAAGCATACGTGGTCATCAAATGAATATCGGAATCCCATGTCGTTGGCTTATTTTCATATTCACTTGCATCTAAGGTAACGTTAGGCGGCTGCTGTAAAAATCGGTACAAGGCATGAGAATCCAGTGTAAAATTAGGCTGTACGGGTTTGAAAACAAAACCATTTTCTTTGGTGACAGACGTGTCAAAAATCGTAAACAATTCACGAATCGGACGTAATTCTAACGAGATTTGTATTTCTTGATATTGAAGGCTCACCAAAGGCAACGCCATCTTGACTGAATTCATAAACCAAAAATGAAGAGGAATATAAAGAGTTCGTCCACGAATAGAAGGCTCTACGGGTTCATTGATGTAAAAACTATGAGGATAACGATTGGTACGGTTGTATGCATATTCAGGACTATACACTTCTCTGTCATGTCCAATCATCTTGTAGAAAAAATCCTTTTTCTCTGAACTAAAATCTCGGTCCACCATATTTTTCAGATATTCGCCTGAAAACTCTTGAATCGTTTGACCTCCGATAATCACGCGTGCCTTTTTTATGATATTTGCTCCTAGATGTGATATCCAACGAAATTGATAAGGTCTCCAACAATCGTTTTTAGAGGTAGGAGGTACAATAGGACTCCATATATCAGGCAGATTCATGACCAAGAAGGCATCTAATAAGAGTTCGCCTTGTCTAGGTATTTTAAAGGTAAGATGAGTATTTTCGTTTAGTTTCAAACTACGCTGTCCTTCAAAATCAATCCGAAATTTTTGCATACCAAAATTTGTGTACTTTGCATAGACCGTTTTAAAAAAAGTTTTACTTGGATTTCCATTTAACATGATATTCTGATTTCCATAAGAGATGATATTTAATAATCCACCGCCCATTTTATATCATAAACATAAAAATTTTAAATATAAATATAAATATAACTTATGTCAGAACAAAGTGTTCAAGTTCAAAAAGTCGTAGGTGCTGTCGTGGGTGCCGTGAAAAAAACAACTACGCCTATGATTGTGATGATTGTATTGTTTGTCATCCTGTTCTGGGCTCTCTATTATATGTATTCTGTTGCAAATCAAAAAGACTACAATTGTAAAGTGATTGGAAAGATTCCATCTATCCTCATGCTAGATATACCTGATGATGTATTGTCTCAACCCTTGAACAAGGTGAGTGTAAAAACCGCATACAATTGTTGTTGTACGGGAGATTTTAAAAATGATTTCGTGGATGTCTGTGCTCTCATGAATTGTGCAAAACAAGGCGTACGAGCTTTGGATTTTACTATCTACTCTTTACATGGAGAACCTGTGATATCTGCCTCTACACTTGTGTCAAAGAAGTACAAGGAAATGTACAACAGTCTACCCTTTTCAAAGACGATGACCCAAGTGAAACAGATTTTTATGTACGACAGTGCAAATTGCAGCAATACCAAAGACCCCTTGTTTCTTATTTTCCGTATTCAAAGTTCAAACCAAAAATTATACAACAAAATAGGTGATATTCTCAAGTCTGTCTTTGGCCGAGAGAATACATCGGGAGACAAAATTTACAAAAGTAAATCCATTGAAACAGAACTTGTCGCTAATTTAATGGAAAAGGTGATTATCTTCGTGGATATTACAGGATTAACAGGATATGAAAGTAGTTCCTTGTCTGGTATTACGGCGTTGATGTTTGGAACTATGAGCAGTCAAATCTACAGGGAAACCGAAGCCTATGATGCGTTAGAATCAAATTTACCCATTAATGACCCGAACATCAATATATTGTATCCTAATTTCGGAAATAAAAGTACAAATTATGACTTTAATACCGTAGGCATAAAACAAAAGTTTCAGTTTATTGGATTGAACTTTCAAATGAATGATATCTATTTGAATGCCTATAACCAAATGTTTAAAAGTTCTATTATTAAAAGTATTACATAAAATAACCTCTTATAGTATGGAGAAATTACAAGAGGCTATTCGTTTGAATGAAATCATACAAAAGAAGCAAAAAAAGGATAAGTATACCAAACCCAATTTATTTTTTAGGATTGAACAATTTATTCAAGAAAAGAAGCTCATTGGATACGGTGGAACCGCCATCAATCATGCTCTCCCGAATGAGTCTAAATTTTATCAAGAAGATGATATTCCTGATTATGATTTTTTTTCAACACATCCCACAGAAGACATTCGTGAATTAGCGGACTTGTTGTCTCCCCATTTTCCAAATGTAGAAGTGAAGCCAGCCATGTTTCCAGGTACCTATAAATTGTTTGTCAATTACCTACCTTTGGTAGACATGACTCAGATAGACGAAGAACTGTTTCGTACTCTATGGGCAGATTCCTTTCAAAAAGATGGAATTCATTATGTTCCCTACAATTACTTACGTATGAGTATGTATCAAGAATTGGCTCGTCCCATGGGAGATATTAGTCGTTGGAGCAAAATATTTCAACGTCTCACGCTTTTAAACAAACATCACCCTTTTAGAATACGTCGGTGCAATGTTCAGCCCACAGGAAAAGTACCGTCAGCCATTGTAAAAAACTTGAATCGTCGGGTCAAAGACTATGTTTGTTTAGGAGATTACGCGATGTATTATTGGCAAGAATTGTTTCCTGTCCAATTTCAATATCCACAACAAGACGTATTGATTCTTTTATCGGAAACGATAGATGAAATATGGAAAAAGTTAAAAGGCCTGGAAGTCCGGTTCACTTATTATGAAAACAAACTCATCAAACTCTATGAAATCTATATTGAAAATCATCCGGTGTTGTATGTAATTCTTTCGGATTCTTGCCTCAATTATAATCTATACAAAGGTCGTAAAATTGCAACGTACGATACAACCCTTTATCTCTATTACGCCTTATCGTTGATTCAGGTGACACACTTGTCGAAACAGAAGATTTTGTCGTATTGTTATTTGCTCCTTCAAATCAAAGAAGAACATCCTTTGATGCGTAGGTTTTATATGCCTTGTTATGGTTCGCAAATCACGCTTGAAGAGATTCGTCAAAAGAGAGAAGCCCTCTATAAAGAAAATAAACACTCTACCTTATTTTTTCATTACAGACCGAAGGAGGGTGCTCGTTCTCGTTCTCGTTCTAAAAAAATTGACGCAGTCCGAAGAAAAAAGAAAACGGTAAAAAATGGACATGCAGATTGACCAGTTGATTCATGACCTTATTCTGGAGGAGAAATTCAAGGAAAAATATACGAAACGTCAACGCAGTATATTCTGCAACAATATGCACGAGAAGATTTACACTTTTGTGAAACATCATCAAGAGGAACTCATTCATGCTGAGAAAAAGATTGACAAATATCAGAAAGCCTATATTGAATTGGCGAAGAACTATGCAGACCTGAGAAAGAAACCGCCTGTCTATTTATGGATGATTCTATTTTACGGGTACATGTTTTGGGCTATTTCAATGGGGTATCTTCTTTATAGATAAAAGACAAGGTAATCGCGCAAAGACATTTCCTTTGCGAACCGAATCAGTCGTTCGGGTTCAAAGACTCGTTCCAATAGTTCTTGTTTAAAGCCCTCATTTGTTTCCTTTGTTTTTTCATAATCCAGGGTTTGTAACAAATGCATGGCGTTTGGATTAGAACACAGTTCGTTCCATTCTATTTTGTCCATGTTTTTTTCCAATAGAGGTATGGCGTTCGGATTCATAGATAGCCAATTCCAGTTGATTTTATCCAGATTTTTTTCTAATAAATGAATCGCGTTTGGATTTCCTGATAAGATATCCCAGTATATTTTGTCAGGGTTGCGTTCCAACAAAGGTATAGCGTTCGGATTACTCGACAATCGCTCCCAGTCTATTTTCTCTAGATTACGTTCCAATATAGGTATAGCACAAGGATTTTCGGAAAGCCATTCCCAATTCACTTTTTCAGGGTGTTGTTCAAAGAAAGACAATGCATTTGGATTACAGGATAGATATTTCCAATTGATTTTTTCAGGGTATCGTTCCAACAAAGGAATGGCGTTCGGATTCTTACAGAGAAGGTCCCACGAAGGAAGTTTGTCTAGATGTTTCTCTATGTAGGGTACTGAGTTTGGATTCACCGACAATCCGTACCAGTCCATTTTACTGGGGTATGTATCCAACAAAGGAAGAGCATTGGGGTTGGACGATAACTTAAAGGGTTGAATTTTATTTGGGAATTGGGAAAGTACTCTCTCTAATAGATGTATCGCATTCGGGTTTCCACACAATAACCACAACCACCTTAATTTGTCTACATAGGGTTCAATCAACTGTATTGCATTTGGATTTCCAGACAAGACTTCCCAATCCATTTTGTCTGGAAAACGAGGTTTAAAGACGGGCTTCATGTTACTACAACAGAAGTAGAAGAAAGAGAATCAATTTTTAAGCGATAGAGAAGGTAGACAAGTCAATGAAAGAGACAATCGCCAATAACACGGAAGAAAAGAGACAAGAATAGACAATCAACCCAATCTTAGACGTTCCACCAGCAGGAGTTCGTAAAGAGCTTCCAAATATCACGACTAAAATATTCATCAAGTAAATTTTGACTTTGGTATCGCTAAATAACATAAAGAACAAAGTGGCTAAAATAATAATCTTGTGTTTTTCTTGCAAGGAATAGCTTTTTTTTTCAGGAGACTCACTAAACCGTACACGTTTCTTAGGTTCTTCGGGTTCCATATAGACCGAGTTATCTATCGGTTCGTGGGTCCGAATTTCTTGCTCAGGTAATTCCATGGAGGCAGGCGGATTGTTGTCAATGGGTAAATCGTTAATATTGGTTGTATTTTCCATATACACATAGACCGGATACAAAAATGGTATTTTTTACTTATTTATTAGATGATTTGATGAATAGATGAATAGATTATTTAATATCTATAATCGTCTTTTCTGGATTACAGGTTTCCATTTGTTCTTTGGGTTCGTAACATTTCTTGTTATAACGAATGACCTTTTTCTTTTCAAAAGAGGGTGCCTGATATACCATACAACTTCTAGAATCACACGTCATTTTGAAGAGAGTAGATAACCCTAACCCTAAAAGAATGGAGACCAGAATCACACCTGACCGACTGTTCAAAAACTTTCTGATTTTGAACATATACAATCTGTCTATATTTTAGATGGAATCAAGTGCACTATCACCGGAATATGGTCAGACCCATACAAATGCAGACCCTCCTCTACGTGATTGGGTACATACTCGCAAAAAGAGGAGGCAGACGCAAATCCTCTCGTTAAAATATTATCTAGATTCATCTTTTTTTCTACAAAATAAGTATTGCAGGTATTGTGTACTGTAAACTTAGGTAAATCATAGAGTTTTGAACGAGGTCTATAATGCTGATTAAAATCTCCTCCTAGAATCACATAATGTTCGTCTAAAGGAAGACGCTCTAATTGTCTTCTTCTTTTCGTATAGGATACATCATCTAGATGCACATTAAAAAGATGCACATTATCTATCTTGACATAGACTCCATTCTCAAAGGGGGCTTCTTCCCAGGTGGTAAATTGTTTTTTTTTTCACCAGGGTCAGATTGCCTGATTGATTGTTGGAATGATACCATTGTATCGGTACCAAGTTAGAGAATTGATACGTGCGATGAAATTCTTGATAAAGCAAGTGATATTCCGAGGGCATAACCTCTTGCAAAAAAACGATATCTGCGGATTCGTCTATTAATTTATCCATGATTATTTTGATACGGCTTTTCCTTTGAAAGAGAGTGGTGTCTTTTACCGTAGGATAATAGCTCTTCTTTATCCATTCGGAAGCTAATATATTCCAGGTCAGTACTTTCATCTATAGTCTAGACACTTATTTTTGAAATTGAATATTGTGTATTTTGGTCACGTCTAAGGGACATTTGACTTCCTTCAAATCATAGGAGAAACAAGAACCCGTTTTATCGCGGTATTGATATTGGTCTTTGTTATCTGGGGTAGGATACATGATAATCACCTTCTTATAGTCATCTGAAATATAGATGTAAAACAATCCAATAGCTAAACTTATCAAAAAATAGCGCAGGTCTATTCCCATATACTCTCAGGATATTTTTATTAGTGTCAAGG